AATAATATGTACTTGTTACAAGCAGGGCAAATGGGCGGACTTGCGGTCTTTGATGCATTTAGTCAATATAAAGAAGTATTAGGTAGAATATTTGGAAGTGAATATAATTTTCTTTGGAATAGGAATACTAAACAACTTAAAATTTTAAGAAATGTAAGACACGAAGAAGAAATTGCAGTAGGCATTTATAATTTTATACCCGAAAGTCTTTTATTAAAAGATATCTATGCCGCAAATTGGTTGGCCGCTTATGCATTAGCACAATCTAAAATGATGTTAGGTGAAGCAAGAAGTAAATATGCTTCAGGACTTCCAGGGGCAGGCGGAACCATACAGTTAAATGGTGATGCATTAAAATCAGAAGCAATAGCAGAAATGGAAAAGGCAAGAGAAAGTATTTTCCAGAAAGAAGAGGGTAATGCTCCTCTAGGATTTGTGATAGGATAATGCTAATAGGAATAACCGGGTTTATAGGCAGTGGCAAAGATACAGTAGCCAATATGTTTGTAGAACGTGGTTGTGTTCATGACAGTTTTGCCGCTCCCCTTAAAGATTTATGTTCCAGCATTTTTGGTTGGGAAAGATCTATGTTGGAAGGTGATACAACTGAAAGCAGAGACTTTAGAGAAACGCCTGATATGTTTTGGACTAAAAAATTAGGTGTACCAAACTTTACTCCCAGACTAGCATTACAACTTTTAGGTACAGAAGTACTTAGAAATCACTTTGATCAAAACATTTGGTTAAACAGTTTAGAATACCGCATAAGAAAACAAATAGAAAATGCTCCATGTACAGTTATAAGTGATGCTCGTTTTATAAATGAACTTGAACTTATAAAAAATATGGGTGGTGTTGTTATTTGGGTACAACGTGGAGAACTACCTGAATGGTTTGAAACAGCAAAGACGGCACACGAAAACGTTGTAAGCAGAAAGATTATGACAACAAAATATAAAGACGTACACGAAAGTGAATGGAACTGGGCAGGCTATCCAGTTGACTACATTATAGACAATAATGGAAGTCTTGAAGATCTAGCCAAGCAAGTTGAAGCCATCAGAGACTGGAAAACTGGTGAATTTAAACAACCTCTTAAACTAGTATAATACCACGTAATACCTACTAAATTCCTTAAATACAGTAAAATACAGTATTATGATAAATACATGTAAGAATATTTCTTAAGGAGAATAATATGGCAACTTTAGTAAGTCCTGGTGTAAGTGTAACGACTACAGACGAAAGTTTTTACGCCCCCGCCGGTGCCGGTTCAGTTCCTTTGATTGTTATTGCAACATCACAGGATAAAACAGCACCTGACGGTAGTGGTACAGCCGCTTTCACAACATCAGCAAACGCAAACAAACTCAAATTGATTACAAGTCAAAGAGAGTTATTACAGAATTATGGTAATCCAACATTTAAAACAAGTGGTTCTACACCTTTACATGGTGATGAACAAAATGAATATGGTTTACTTTCAGCCTATAGTTTCTTGGGCATAGCCAATAGAGCATACGTTTTAAGAGCAGATGTAGATTTAGGTGATTTATCATCAAGTGCAACAGCACCTACAAATAATCCTGCTAACGGTTCTTATTGGTTAGATACTTCAGCAACAAGTTGGGGTGTGTATGAATATGTTTCAAGTGCATGGGTAAAACAAACAGTAAAACAAACATCAGCATCAGATATAGATTCAGACGGTGTTACACCTAAATCAAGTTTTGGACAAGACGGCGAATACTGTGCCGTTTATCTAACAACTTCAGGTGGTACGCAACCTAAAATTAGTTTCTTCCAGAAACTAAGCGGTACATGGAGAAATATTGGTTCATCTGCATGGTCAAGTGCAGTAAGTGGTTCAAATGGTAATTTCCAATTTGCAAGTCACTTAGCAATACCTACAACAAAAGCAGGTGGTGGTGCCTTAACAGCAGGTGATGTTCATATTAGAACAACATCAGCAAACAACGGTTCAAACCTTGTTGTTAAATTATACAGTTCAACAACTAATCAATTTACAACAGAATCAATTGTTATAGATTCTAAGTCAGATTCAGTATATACAAACACTTATAGTTCACCAAAAGTTGGTGATTTATGGGCAAACACTGAAGGCGAAGATGGCGTAGCAAGTATTACTTTACAAAGACATAATGGTGAATCTACTTTAACAGTAGCAAGTTCATCAGCATTGACTGGTACACAAAATGTTTCCGGACATTCTGGTAAAATAAGTTTCAACCTTACAATTAATGAAGGAACAACTATTCCAGTTACTTTCTCAACAGGTGGCGGAAGTGCAACAGTTGATAATCTAGTAACTGATATTCAGTCAGCATTATCAAGTGCTAATCCGGCCACAACTTTTGCAAATACTGTAACAGCATCTAACGATGGTGGTAAAATTACTTTTACAACAAGTACAGGTAAAGATATTAAATTTGCGGCAGGTAATGTTTCTGGGTATGATTCATCAGACCTTAACATAGCAGGTGGTACATATAGTAACTTTAAAGACCTAAGTTTTACAGCAAGTAGTACAACACTTACAGGTGTTGCTACAGAGGGTGACCTTTGGTATGATAATAATGTTTCTAATACAAACATTGATATTTTATATCAAAATGCTGGTTCATGGGCAACATACACTGGTGATGTACAATTTGCGGCTTCAGAACCAAGTAAGCAATCAGATGGTACGACTTCTTTATCAACTAATGATCTTTGGATTGATAGTAGTGATTTAGAAAACTTCCCTAAAATTTATAAACGTAGTGCCGCAAGTGCTTGGGTATTAGTAGATAATACAGACCAAGTTTCTAGCGATGGTATATTGTTTGGGGACTTTAGATCAAGCAGTGATGCAAGTTTTATAAGTACAGCAAATGGACTTCCAAATGCGGCATTATACCCAAGTGGTATGTTAGCATGGAACAAAATGGCTTCTGTTGGTAATATTAAAAAGTATGACGCAACAAATAGTTTATGGAAAGATCATTCTGGTAATAAATCAGACGGTTCACCTTACATGATGCGTAAAGCTCAAAGACAAGTAATTGTTACAGCACTTCAAAGTGCCATTACAGCAAGTTCAGAAATCAGAAACGAAACAAATAGATTTAATCTAATTGCATGTCCTGGTTATGCAGAACTTATGGATGAGATGATTACTTTAAGTACAGATAGAAAAAATACTGCATTCGTAGTTGGTGATGCACCACTAAGATTAGCGGCAGATTCTACAAGTACGGCGGCTTGGGCAAATAATACAGCAGTTGCAGATGTAAATGGAGAAGACGGACTAGTAAGTTCATCACCATATGCGGCTGTATATTATCCACACGGTTTAGCAACAAACTTAGACGGTACAAACGTTATGGTTCCAGCAAGTTATATGGCTTTAAGAACTATTGCATTTAACGATCAGGTTGCTTTCCCATGGTTTGCACCAGCAGGATTCCAAAGAGGATTAGTAAACAACGTTTCAAGTGTTGGATATTTAGATTCAGCAACAAGTGAATTTGAATCAGTTGCTTTAAGTGAAGGTCAAAGAGATAGCCTTTACAGTAATAAAGTTAATCCAATTGGTAACTTCCCAGGAAGAGGTATTGCTATATTTGGTCAGAAGACTCTAAATCCAGTTGCAAGTGCATTGGATAGAGTTAATGTTGCACGTTTAGTTGTATTCATAAGAGAAAGACTTGATGATATAGTTAAGCCATTCTTGTTTGAACCAAATGACGAAGTAACAAGAGCAAATGCCAAAACAGTAGTAGATAGATTCCTTGGACAATTAGTTGCACAAAGAGGATTATTTGACTTTATCACAGTATGTGATAATACAAATAACACAGCGGCTAGAATAGATAATAATCAATTGTATATAGATGTAGCGATACAGCCTGTTAAAGCAGTTGAATTTATTTATATTCCAATTAGAATCCAAAATACATTGGGCTCAACAGCATAAGTATAGTAACTTAAACATTAAAAGGGCGGTTTTACTGCCCTTTTTTGTGTCAGAATTAAAACTAGAGTTAATTAAATTGACCCAAAGATGATAAATATTCGTATAATTAGTTCATAATGAACAAATGGAGTAAAAAATGGCAACATCATCAGCAACAACAGAAACAAAAAGTAAGTTTGGTGTACCTACCGGAACCGGTACTTCTGGCATCTTAATGCCTAAATTGAAGTATAGATTCCGTGTGAGTTTTCTAAACAACTTTGGTGGTTCCACTAATACTGTTTCACTTACACAGAACGTTCAAAGTGTAGTAAGACCTAAAATAAATTATGAGGAAGTAATTATTGATAGTTACAACTCAAGAACTTATTTACAAGGTAAGCACACTTGGGACCCAATCAGTGTAACTGTAAGGGATGATATACAGAATAAAGTTGCAAAGTTAGTCGGTGCTCAGGTACAAAGACAACTTAACCATTTCCAACAAACAACACCAGCCGCAGGATCTGACTATAAATTCGATATGCAAATCGAAGTACTAGACGGTGTCAATGCAGGTGCTAGTGAAGTTTGGTTCCTAGAAGGGTGTTTCTTAACACAATCAGATTACAGTGATACTGACTATAGTTCTAACGAACAAGTCACAATTACTATGATGATAC